AGAAGCATTGTGTCTTCGTCCGCGCCGTATGTAGGCAGGCCCATCGATCTAAAGTTGAATGCTATGTCGTAGAGTCCGTTTTGGAAGACTTTGCTGATGGTTCTATCTTCCAAGATAGATTTGATAATAGACCAAACCTGTGACTCAACTTCCTTAGTAGGCCAATAGCTTCTATTCTTTCTCCGTCCGTCATAGATTGGAATAACGATAGACAACTCGGATGTAGGAGCGAACCCGATACAGGTAATTTGGTTTCCAGCTGTCTCAATGTCCACAGAAAGTCGTTTGCTGGTTTTAATGTGTTGTTCATAGAACACCTTTATATCCTCTAGCGTTGGTTCGATCCAGATGATCCGTTTTGGTCTTCGGATTTCTCCGAACTCGGCTTCTCGACGAGCCTTAAATAAGTCCGCGATGACGACCGGCCGGTTGGCCCATTGTCTAAGGATGGCGGCGGGATGATAAGTAGGTAGAAGCTTAAACCCAGTAGCAGTATGAGTAGTAAGACGTGTGGAGCCTCGTAGCTTAGATATATTAGTAGTCCCAGCCAAAGCCCAGAGAGCGGTATTGCCCAGCGCCAATATAAGATTAGGATCTTGCGTGAGTATCTCATCGCCCAGTCTCTCAAGCTCATGGATGAACTCCCTTCGGACGTATTTGGATTTTAGCAATGCGGGGTAGCCAATGATGCCTTCGGCCTTCGGACCACAAACGAAGGAGATATCATTGCCCGGCGGATGGAATTGGAAGACATTCGTCCGATAGACTTCTGGATGAAGTTTCCAGATCATATCAATCATAAGCGGGCCGCCGCCGGAATAGAACTTGCTGATGAAAGAAAAGTCTTCGGAAGTCAGTTCGATGATCCCTGCTTCGTTTAACATCCGAAGGAGTTCAATCCCCGAGCTACCGCAGAAGGGAGTTTGAGAACGCGCTTCTTCTTGGCCCCAAGCTTCGCCGACGAGGATAATTGGTTTTGGCATCGATACTCGCTTTGTTGGGATCGGATAGCGGCGCGATTGGCTAGGTAGTAGGCTTTGCGTTGGGCCGCGATCCGTTCGCGATGCTTGGCGCGGTAGGTACGGAGATAGGTGTTACGAGCAAGCCTCCGATGCGAGCTTTGCGTATCCAGCAATGTCATCCCAATGGTCCTTATACTCAGGGTTACCGCCGAGGATGCGGCCGATCTTGTGTTGGATCATCTCAAGGGACTCTTTATGGCGGCAGGAGAGCTTAGACCAATTAGCACCGTGGTGCATTTGGTCCTTGAGTGCTTGGGTCATTGTTGCGTGTTCGATAAATGATCCGTGGGTCTTCTCACGTTCAACAAGTAATGGATCTCGAACGTAGGCGATGTTCATTGGACAATCCTTCATGGTGCAGTCAACTGCATTGATTGGATCAGTATCACGATAGCAAAGGGTGCATTCGGTCATTGGCTTTCCTCCTTTTAATAGGGGAATAGGGGTCCCTATCGGTATGCTTGACCAGTCCGGTAAGGACCCCATTACGCCTTACTCCACCACGAAGGTTTTGCCAATCTGGGCAAAGAACGTCGTGCCATCTTGCGACGGCTCGTGCTTGATGAAGATCCCGACTTGCTTGCCGGGGGCCTCTTCGATCCGCTGACGCAGGCTTCCCTCATCTTCGATCCCTAGATGATCGAGGAAATCCTTAAGGCGCCAAAGGGCCGTATCGGTGATGTAGTAGGTAGCGCGCATGGTCTTGCCGGCGAAGCCACCCATTTCCTTCAGTTCGCCTTCGTCAACATCGTCGCCAGCGGCGAGGAGGTTGAGTGTGAATTCGACGAACTCGGTTTGTTTCTTGGTGGACTTGTCGTAACGTGGCAGGCCATGGACGACGGCGGTGTAGCTTCCTGCCGGTAGTGGCTTCGGACGTTCGACCTCGGACGAAGGTGTGTCGAGGAGGGCGCCGAAGTTAGGAGTGGTTTGTGCTTTTGCCATTTAGACTTTTCTCACAAGTTTGGGTTTGGGTTGTGCTTTGGGTGGTTCTCTCAGAACGGCGAAGAAGTCCGCAAGGCCAGAGTCAATAGGATAGCTCGTGGCCATTGCAAAAGGCTTCGGGTTCTTGAGATCAATCATCGCGGTCGCTTGGGTTTGAAGCGTTCGTTTGCCTCCTGTGGTTGTTTGACAAAGGGCCACGGAGTTGAAGTACCGTGGGATGATCGGAGATAAGGCAGAGCCTACGGCGGTAGGGTAGCCTTTTTGGGTTCCGTCGGGACGGTCGATGTACTTAATATGGCTGATCACAATCACATTCGTTCGAAAACCTTCGGACGTAAGGAGAGCCAAGACGCCTTCAATAGCATCCTGAGCATCCTTATAAACAGCACGCATGTCGTACTTACCATCACGGCCACGAGACGCCAGCGGCTCACGAAAATCAAATGCGGCGTCGGACATGAATGTAAGGGAGTCCAACACGAGAATAACATCTGACCCCCACTCTGCGGGGACTCCCAAGTCAATCTCAGTTCCATCATCGGCCGTATACTTCCAACGGTCAAGGAGCTTAAGTGCTTGGATGAAGGCGGTGGCTTTGGATACCACAGGGCCTTCTGGTCCGGCCTTTCGCTTATCTCGGAGGGTGACGAATTCCACATTGGCGATGTTCTCTGGACAGGTTTTGTAGATGAATTGCTTCAGGGGTTCGAGGCCGTTATCGAAATCGAGGATACGGAGTTTGTAGCCTGCGGCGACCAAGGAGGTGAGGGCACCGGTTTTGCCTGAACCTGAGTCTCCTTCTATCAAGAGCTTGGTGAATTCGTTGGATTGGTGTTGGTCGAGGGTTGGCATTTGGATACCTTTGCAAAAGTTATCTTTACTTCATCGCCTTTAGAAAAGGCTGGAACAGGAAACGCAATGGACTCACGGCTGCCCTCAAAATGGACATAGAATAGATCGTTGATTTCCTTAACTTCATTTACCTTTGTATAAACGACATAGACTATGTTTATCGTGGCTTCAACGGGTTCCATCTTTCGGCCTCCTCTAACTTCGTAAACGATGATTTCAGGAACTGTCCACGGACCCCGGGGCTCTTCGAGCAGATCTCCCTAAACTTGCATCCCCCGAACTTATCACACGCAGTATCGTTCATGGGCCAGTAGTTGGCTTCGGCATAGCTTTCAGCGAGGTTGAACCAGTATTCGAGATCCTTGAGCCATTCGTCGAGTTGATCGTTGGTCCTATAAGTGATCCCTCGCACGAACCTATTAGGTGCTTCAAGAAGGATCTGACACGCGTTGATGATGACGCCTTTGACAGGAGACTCAAGAATAGTCTTGGCCGCGAGTGTGTACAAAGTCATCTGATTACTTGGTTCGTATTGGTTGAAGTAATGCGAAGACGGAACCGTGGTCGTTGTCTTATAATCCATCACGAAGGGAACATCTTGGAATTCCACGACCTTATCGAGGTGGCCGCAGAGGATGTAGGGTTGTCCGGTGACGAGTGTTTGACCTCCATCATGGGACTCTTGATCTCTCATTGGACCCCAATCAAGCTCAAACCTAAAGCTTAGCTCAACCGCAGGCTTACCGTTCTCAAGAATGACTGTCTTCGCCGCGTCGTCGACATGGAGGTCGAGGTAATCGATGACGAGGCTAAGGAGAGTGCGCCTGTTTTTGTACTTGCCTTTACGAAGCGTCACATCAGGTTGAAAATCCTGTGACGACTCAAGGACTGCCTTAACCACTTCATGCAAGGCATCGTTGTGCGTCAGCCCCTCTGCCTTTAAGATCTCATAGTTCTGAAACGCGGTGTGGACTTCGGTACCGAAGCGAAGGTCGATCTTTTCGCTTAGGCTCTCCCACCCTTCGATCATTGTGTATTCGTAGAGGCGTGGGCAGGTCTTGAGGTAGCCAAGCGAAGTGCTATCCCACGCGAACTGGACCTTGGTTCCAGGTAGGAAAGGAGATTGAACTGGTGTGCTTGCGTCCATCTTAAAATCTCCTCTTAATCACAGCCGCAGGTGCAGCCTTGGGCTTGAGGGCTTTCATAACACTGTCCAAGGATATCTTCGGTCCTTTCTCCTTGGTTGGTTTCACACCTGCCTCGGCGTCAGCGCGCT